TCTAACTCTTTTGCTAGCCTTTCTACTGTAATTCGAGTAGGCTTCTTAGAATACTCTTCGATCATGTACTCTGTCTGATTCTGTGTGTAGTTCATAGGTCAAAGTGTTCTTGTATTGTGTCAATTTTTTCCTGGGCTTCTGCCAGCTTTGCTACTTCTGTTTCTACGGCTTCAATGAGTTGTGGATGTTCGCCTATCCCCGTTGCCGATTGCATGTATACTTGAATGTTTGCTCTATGTACTGCTACTTCACCTTCTAGCTTTTGTACTAGTGCTTCCAATAAAAAATAATTATCCTGCTTAGCCATTATAAGTCTTCTCCGTCTTCTGGTGGTGTGAATGATATCTCTACTTCTCCATCAGCTCCTTGAATCATAGAAACAAAAGTACAGAACTCCAACCATTTTACCTCCACATTTTCTGGGCCAACAATGTCGGCGTAAACCTGTATTAGTTCCTGGTAAGAATCTTCTAGTTCTAGAGTGTTTTGTTGAATTGCTTGGAATCCTTGGTCTATTCGGCGGATAGCTTCATAGAGTTCAGTTAGGGACTCCTGCATTTCCTCCATCTGTCTTTCTAGCTGTACCTTTTCTTTACGTTCAGGGAATTGAATTATTTGTGCCATAGAATCTCTCCTTATGAACCATCTATTATACTGGACATAGGAAATTTTGTCAAGAAATTTTTTTGAACACGCATAAAAAAATCCCCAGACAATTTCTTATCTGAGGATTTTCTACACTAACAAGGGTAAGTGGCTGCCTCCGTCTTTCCACTTAGCAGAGGCGACACTAGGTTGCAACCTCTCCCACTCGTCTGATTGGGGTAGTTCAGCGAGCTGTGACTCATAACCCGAGTTCCAGGAGCTATATTACGCAATTAACGATATCTTAATAGCAAAGCAACGGCTCTTCGGTAGAGCAAACCCCCACGGCCATCCTTCGTGGGTAGGAAGGGCTGCAGATAGGAGTGGCCTTCACTGCATCTTTACTGCCTTATCTCGTATGAGTGGTACCCCTCGCAGAGTCCCTGGCTTCCCTTGAATTGAGCGTATATTATATCGAAATATAACATGTTCGTCAAGAACTATTTTTTGGCAGGTGGGCACAGAATTAAACTGCAATTTTCGATTTTGGAAATCGACGTGTTATCATTACACCACCCACCTAAAACTTTATCGTCCTTGGCCCCGATACTTCTTGTATGAACGCTTCTTATGCTTGTTCATAGAAGAAAACTTCACCATGTTAGGTTTACCACTAGAGCTGGACTTTTTAGGTGGCCCAGGCTCGTGTTGTACTTGTGCTAGTCGTTTAGCCATTTACTGCCTCCTTCTTTGCTACTGCTGCTGCGGATGCGCTCATTGCTCGATGCTCGACCAACCAAGCGATATCTGCAGGTGTTGCTAATCGTGCTCTCAAGATAAAAGCAAGTGCTTCTTCTGATTTGAGACCTTCGGTCATCATGCCATTGTGCATCATGAATAGTTCAAACTGTGAATCTGTCATCTTTTCTCCCTGAATATGCGTATATTATACAAGCTCACGCATTTCATGTCAAATGTTTTTGGTGGACTAGGAGGTCGGAATCGAACCGACGTACACGGAGTTGCAGTCCGTTGCGTAGCCTCTCCGCCACCCCTAGAAAATTAACTTAGAAAACATACTAAGGGCACTGATTACATGGTACTAGCCAAAACCTCAGTATGCTTACTAAGTGCCTCTCCTTTGGGTAACAAGGCGAAAGGCTCTCCCCGCTAGCTTATGCAGCTAGTTGATAAACGTCATCGTTTGCGTTTAGTTTATTTCCGGAGTGTTGTTAACGTCTTTGATCCGGCACTGTTGACGATTCTCCACTAACCTGAGATTGCTTGTCGAAACCGTGCTCCCCCATCAAGAGCACTCTGTAGCGGAAGATTGCGAATCTACCCGACTTACTGACGCCGAAACGTATCAGAGTACTCTTGGTGGAGGAGGGGGGAATCGAACCCCCGTCCACTCAATCCTACTTTAGCTTCATCGAATTATTGAACTGCTACTGTTGAGATTGCAGTTAGAAGCGTTTGTAAGTCAGCTTTGGTAGCCTTGGCAAGGGTAGGTACTTCCACACCAACTGATGCCTGAATCTGAGCTACCAGCTCTTCTTTGCGAACCACTGGAGTACCTTGCTTGGTTACTCGTGCTTCGGCTTTGTAAATGCCTAGGCTTGACAGCTTAGCAATAACGCTACGTACTGGCTTGTCAAACTCTGCAGCTAGGGCTTCTGCAGTTGCTCGTGATGGAGCATTCGTGTACATCTCTTCCATCATAGAGATCATGTCTTCAGTGTAGTTGCTTGATGGTTTTGCGGTAAAGTCGCTCATTGAATTTTTCCTTAAATTTTGTTTGTTTCTTTATTTTATGAATCTATTATAGTGGTTGAGGGGTTGAAAGTCAAGAAAAATTTTCTTGAAGTTGGTCAAAGAAATGTAAAAATGCTTGTTCATGACCCCTTGCTTCTACTTCCCAGGGAGAGAACCAATACTCGCCCTTCCACTTTTTTCCTTTGAAATATGCTGCTTTCTCTGACAACATAAGTCCGTCACACTCGTACTGTTTAATATGCACCATTTCATGCGCTGTTACAGTTATTACTTCGCCACGACTTGCGTTACGAATAAATTCTTTATCGAACTCAATCTCTCCAAATCCCTCACAGTAGCATATGGACTCAGCCCAGCTATCTCCTAGGTTTCCCACTGTTAGATGTACTTCTACATCCAAATCGAAGTAAGCTGCAACCATATGTACAACCTGTGATGCAATCTGCAGATTATGGTTTTGTACTACTTTTCCCAAACCTATTCCTTAGTTCGTTTGTTCTAATACATCGCATAGTCTAGTAATAAGAGCTAGCTTGCCCGATGCTTTGTTGTTGTAATCAATCGTATGCCAGTCCCCTCGGGTTACCACACGCTCTTTAAGCAAAGTCATCTGATCATAGTAGGACAATGCTTTCTCATCGTTAGGAGATAGTTTCCAGAACTTTAAGGGAGAGTGTCTTCTCTCGTCAATTCTAGCAGCTTGCTCTTCTTCGCTGATAGACAGCCAAAATTTAATCATGTGAACGGGCTGGCAGATTTCCCATGCCTCTACCGTTTCCATAAAGATTTTGTACTGCTCATCTGTGCACCACCCATTGATCTTTTGAACCATAGCTCTAGAGTACCAAGAGCGATCATAGAATACCATCTGAGGGCCAGAAGGCATCTTCGTCTTCCAGTAGCCTAGCCAATTATCCATAGTTTCTTTACTAGGCTTGGCAGACAGCTGAACACTAAACTTGTTCATAGGCAGATAGTGAGTAGCCTCCCGAATAGTAGATGACTTGCCTGCAGTATCACGCCCTTCAAGCACTACTGCTACAGGTCCAAAGTTTTCGGACATGACGAGTTGGTTGAGTCGGGCTTGTTGCTGTTCTAATGGGGTCATCTACTTCTCCTAAATTATGTAACTATTATACTGGGTGCTGCAAAATATGTCAAGAACTTTATCCTATCTCTTCCCAAAAGAATTCGTCGCCGTACATGCCTTCCAGTAGCTCTTCTAATGTAGCATCGGCCCAGTACTCTTCACCAAAGCCGCGAACTAGCTCTTCCTTTGCTTCCGCAATAAGGTTGTGCCAGTCTATAGCCGTGTAGAAACTAAATGATTGGTCCGCGATGTCAAAGCTAACGTACTTGTATTCCATGTGTATCTTCTCCTATTTAATGTAACCATTATACTGTATCCTGCAATTTATGTCAAGAAGTTTTTTCGTTCAAGCCAACGCAGCTTAACTCCGGGGCGCGCCGCGCGGGGTTTTCGTGTCAAGATTTATTTTGGTCGAATCTTCTAAAATTTTCTACAATTATCGCACCCGTTGCGGGGTTTTCTACAATTATCTCACATCTGCGTAAGACTTGTCAATCTGCAATTAATTTGCGCTAACCCCGCAAAAACACTTGACTTTGCACTGCATTGCGCGTACAATGGCGCCCGCCCCACATGCTAACAGTTGTACTAAGGGGCGGCGGCGCCTGGGTACCTCTGCGGGGTCATCGTCGTACTACTACTGGCGCAGGAAGACCTCTGCAATTGCAAACAATTTTGCCCACACCCGCAAAAAAGACTTGACATTGCTAGCTTTTGCACTTACTCTGGCGCAGGGTACCTGTGGGAAATCGTCGTCGTACTACTACTGGCGCCCCCGCGCCAAAATTTTGTTGTCAAGCACCGGCGAGTCCGTTGCTGCCGGTGCCTGTTCCACGTGGAACATCACCCGCCAAGAAAATACCAGAAAGCGCCTCCCCATATAATGCCATCGGTCAGGATAGAATAAGCCAGATAAATTTTCGCAATTATGATTGATCCTTTCATGGTCGCCCCTTAGCAAAAATGGTGGGGCGTTTCCGCCCCTTAGTGGTTTAGTTACCGGCTACCTTTGAGCCGTGAATGTCGGGGTCGCTGCCCGACGCTTTTTTGTTGACAATCCGCCAAGGCGAACCGTTAACAATGCCGTAAGGAATCTTGCGCTTGGTCGCAAAGCAATCCGCCATAATTTTGGTTTCGATAAGCGCATCGGACAAAGCCGTGTGGTCTTCGATAAATCCGAAGTCGCCAGAGCAAAACCGATAGGCAAATTCTGCGCCCGTCTTGATGTTGCCAGCGGAAGACACCCAGCCGTTCTCCTCCGCGATTCGCTTATACGCCTTTTGCGAAAGTTTGGTTTCGCAGGCAAATTGCCACAAATCGAGCTGCCTAGTGCCAGCGCCGAAGATAGGCGAGCCATCACCCAGCAAGCCGTGGGTCTGACGCATAACGCGACGGTCGAAGCCGAGATTATATGCTGCCAGAATGTTAACGCCATGCTCGGCAATGTCGCCGCGCATCGTGTCAACAATGTCGTTCCAAGGCACCAATTCAACCTCACCGCGTCCCAGCATCGGAGCATAATGGCTAAACAATTTGCGAGCATAGAATGCGCCCATCATCTTGCTAGCATCGGTGAAGATTTCCTGAACCAGCCAATTGCGGGTCAAAGCAATCTCGCCTCGCTTGTTGGCGATGGTATAGCCCACATCATAAACGTGGCCTTGAAGGTCGCAAGTCTCGGTGTCGAGCACCAAAATGGTGTTAGTTTGAATGGTCATAGTTTAGCCTACCTTTTGCATTGTGAAATTATATTGTACCGGATTAACAACACGCAATCCAGCGCCACCAACGATTTTTTGAACCTCGGCGGAATCATCAAACATGATTGAGTTCCCCGCAAACACAGGCCAAGCCTGACCCATGCCAGCGGCTACCGCTCGAAGTTTGGCAAGTTTAAGCTCGCCACAGCCGCGCTCGTCGCCTTGCAGCCGAGAGATAATGCCGCCGCGAGGGTGCAAGCCATGCATACGAAGGAATGCATAGTCAGCCGCGCCCATCACGCGGGACGTGCAAATCCAAACGTCTAAGCCATCGGCAATCGCCTCTTGCATCTTGACAGCCAGCGGGAGCAGCGAATCACGAGCAATCATGCCCACAGTCGAATGCGCTCGCCAATAGTCAAGGTCGATTGAACCGCCCGACAGCAAACGCTGCCGGTGGCTGCTGTCTATGACAGTATCGTCTAGGTCAAAAATAAATCGCATATAAGTATCCTCCAATGCCGATCACGTTTAAGAAAACCAGATTATAGCACGAAACGCGCAACGCTTGCAACGTCAAAAGTGCCAGCCCCACGATGGCGAGGGCTTTGCCCTCGGTCGTGTCGATTATGAAAGGAGCGCAGCATAACGCTGCTGCTCCCAACCAATCTATTAAGAGGCGGGCCGCCTTCACCCGATATGCTCCAAGATGGCGACAAGCTCGGTTTTGGTTAGGTCGCCTTCGCGGTCGCCTAAGCTCAATCCCTCGCGGATACCGCGCAAGATGTCGGCCTTGGTCGGGCCGCTTGGCTTGCTTGCAGCCTTGCGAGTCGCGGCAACGTATTCGATGCCCTCGCTCTTGGCTTTTGAGATAACCGAGCGATGGCTGACGCCAAAATCGGAAGCAAGGTCTTGGGCCTTGGCAAGATTTAAGGGAGCCGCCGCTTTCATGGTGGCAATCATTTTTTCAGTGTAGTTAGACATAGTAGTCCCCTTGGTTAGTGTGCGAGTATTATAGCAAATTGAGCGATTCAGTCAACGCCCATAAGCTGGACAAAAGTTGGACAGCCTCCCTGCCCGTTATTAAGTTTGATTATTAGAGCACACCCGGCGCGCGCGGTCAAGAACATTTTGTTATAAGGGAGGGCGGTTAATAGACCAAAAAGTTCTAAGCGGCCGCGCGGCTCCCCCTCACGTACGACTTTGGGTTTTTTCAAAAATCGAACTACACAATTTGTGCGGGTGTGTACACAATTTGTGTAGATATAAAACGGTGTAAAAGTTAAAATCTATACCAACCAAAAATAATTCTTGACAATTGGTGTTATACTTCATATAATTTGAAAAGTGGAGAAAAAATGGAGGGAGCGACATCCTGTATGCTCCTGTTTTGGACCTACTAAGGAGAAAAACATGAAATATATGCTAACTTTTATCAGTCTTATGGTATTTTCCAGCGCTGCAATGGCTGGCCCATATGTGGAATACAAAAATGAGCTGAAATTTTTAGACGACGAGTTTTTGAGTGATGACACTGTTCACCACCTGCGTTTCGGCACTTTATTTGGAGATAGCAACAAGAACTTGTACTTCGAAGTAGGTCCTCGCACTGATGGCTACTCAGGAGAAGTTGGATATAAGGTTAAGAATGGCCCTCTTACATTCAAAGGTAAGTGGGAAGGTTCTAAGATCGACGAAGTTGATCCAATCGGCTCCAAGCTGGAAACTGAGATTCGTTTCTCATTCTAGCATTCAGCAAAAAGGGCTCTTCGGGGCCCTTTTTATTGCACCACCTCAAAAAAACTTCTTGACATTTTATGCGACTTCCACTATAATTGTAACTTAATGAAATAGGAGAGACTAAAGTGTATACGGAACAAGAGATAACTCAGCTTATAACTCCAACCTTAGGGCCGTGGACGAGCCGACTGGCGGAAAGAGAAGATCTGCCTTGGATAACTGAAGCTTTTGAAGGATCTTTTTTCACATCAGCTGAAGTTTTTATAGTAGAACCTGTTACAGAAATATCTTTAGTAATGACTTTTTCTAGAATTTGGTCACACAATAATCAAGAAGTTTTATTCCACTGTGCTACCGAGGATCGAATTGCAGGAAAGAGCATAGGCCACCTAATAGCCGTTCATCCCAATTTTAGAGGGCAAAATTTTAGAAACCAGTTAGCTCATGACTTATTGCAATATGCTGTAGATCAAAGAGAACTAAATAGCTTTCACGGATACTACAATCAACTTAATACATTCGAAGAGGGTAATTTTCCTAATCATATAAAATCTCTTAGTACTGCAATGTTGCCTGAAGCAGTTCCCTTTAGTGCAAATGCGGGAGCAGTATATTATAGGGTAGATGCGGAAGACTTCAAGGACCATATTGGAAAAATACTAGATGGCGACTTATAGTACAGGAATTATAACTTTAGGAAATGATTACAGTATTACAAGTAATATTGGAAATCTTAACTGGAATAATAGTGATAAAGTTAATATAACCATAAGAGCTCCAGCGTCTTTAGTTAACAATGATTTTTGGCCCGGCACTGTAGAAATTGAAAGAGTACCTACTATTCTAGCGAGTATTAGTGGAGCAACAGCAGGTAATGACGCTATCTCCTCAGGCGGAGATACTGGTAAACATTATATTAATGTTAATGCGACGGAGATTTTAGGAACTGTTTCAGCTTACTATGACAAGACTTTCACTCTGGAAAGAGGCACCTCAATAGGATCCGGAAAATTAGTCCTACAAGGAGCAGCCCCGGGTATCAAGGCCTTTATTTCAGGTCAGACATATACTACGGAAATTGCTTTTAGATGGGCAGATGATGTACCCAACAATTTTAGTTTTAGCCCTAAAATAAATGCCAGCCCAGGAACAACATATTATACTTTTACTGATCTTTTTGGGTTTACTACAACAGAAAGTGTAATTGTTACATCCGGAAGTATTACTACAGCAGTAACGTCAGCTAGTAGCTCATTGCCTTCTTCGAGTTCGTTTACTTCTTCTGCTAAGAATATTTCAAGTGGCCAACGTCTTTGGGTGAAGATGACAGCTTCGACCTCTTTTGATAGTTCTGTTTTCGGAACTGTAAGTGTTAATGGAGTTTCTGCTACATGGACTGTAACAACTGGGGCGCAGGATGTGCTACCCAATGTTTATACTTTTGGGACCAATGTAACAGGGGCAGCTATAGGAAGTTACCATTATAGATCTGCTAGAATATTAGGGTTTACAGGTACTTTGCAGGCTGCGTCGGATACGACTAGTTTTAGAGGAACTGTTCCAGATTTACAATGGGACGTGTCAAACTCCTCCAGTCTTAGCGGAGTACAATTTCAGTCGCAGCCCCATAATATTACTTCAGGGCAATATCTTCATATTAGAGTGCGGGCAGGAAATGCAGGTACTACTACGGGCGGAACTATGAAGGTAGGAAACCGTGCAGCTTCTTTCTTTGTTACAACCGTTGCTGTAGATTCGATTCCTGATAGCTTTAGTTTTACAAACATTACTGGCGCTGCATTAAACTATACGTTTTATCGAAGCGTTCAAATAACTGGAATTAACTCTCCGGCACTAATCTCTGTTTTTGGAGGCAGTACTATTCAATATGCAACATCATCAACAAATAGTCAGCCTTCTTCAAGCTCGTTTGGCAATGGGCCGGGTAGTATAGAACCAAATCATTATTTGTGGGTAAGGTTGACCTCTTCTAATGCTTATAATTCAACAATAAGTGGGCTACTATCAGTGGGGGGCATTGGTACGTTATGGAATATTACAACACGAGACCCTGATATTACTCCAACTAACTTTTCTTTTCCTAGCGTTACTAGTGCGGTGACCTCGTCGTCCGTTTTCACTAAAGTTCAAGTTACTGGAGTAGAAAATAGCTATCCTGTTCCTGTGAGTATAACCGGGGGAGTCTCAGGTTTTGCAATAAGTAGTAGCAATTCTCTACCTGCAAATAGCGCTTTTACTAGCAACCCTAAGACAGTACAAAATAATCAATACGTTTGGGTTAAATTACAAGCAAGTGATTTTGTGCTATCTACTACTTCTACAAGCGTTACCATAGGCTCCTTGACCAGAACCTTTACTGTAACTACAGGAGCTACTACCTCTCCTGGAGATACAACATCACCGGGATCAGGGGGCACCACTACTCCAGGTTCTGGGACAGCGCAGGAAGGCTACGGCCTTATAGTATATGGAATAGATGGATCTACTCCTGTTTTTGGTATTGACCGGACCGCTTCTTTGCAGGTAGATGAAACTTTTTCTCTCGCAGGAGGCCAGAGCCACACGTTTGCCTGTGCCAATGCGAACGATTCTAGTAAAGTTTTAATAGAGATGAAAGTTAATGGTGCCGGCATTAACATAGGCAGGCAAAATGATGTAGCAGTAAGTAAAAATACAACCAGTTTTAGCATAACAAACACCTCTTCAGCTACGCGATCCGGACGGGTCATTGCAAATAGGATAAGCTAATGTCTTTTGGAGTAGAAGTAAAAGGGGTGGATGCCTCGGGTCAGTTCACAATAGCTAATACTGATCTAAACTTAAGCCACTTCGTAGTAACAGCTATAGGCTATGGCACCAGTGCTCCTAAAGTCGGTTCGAACTCTAAAATTTTTATTAATAGTAAAAATTTGCCGGGCAGAACCATTATAGTGAATGAAGGAAGTAATAGTTATGGGTTTCAGCAAGTAACAGTGACCCATAATCCAGATTTTTCAACTTTTACGGCTGTAACTATAACAACTGCTCCTATCTCCTTATACTATTTTGTAATAGCAGAAGCAAAGAGTATACCTGTACCTACAGGAAGTGCGGGGGATTACGGTCTTCAAATTTTCAAATCAGACGGCTCCGTAGCTTTTGATTCCAGACGATTGCAAACAAATGTCAGTTTTTATATAAAAGAGTTCTATACTTTGAATGGGTCTAGTGGTAGTATAGTTACAACAGATCTTAATGCATATGTGGAACCTGTTGGCACAGCAGCGTTTGGAGAAAGTAGATCAGGGCTCATATGGAACTCTTTTGGAGTTACCTATGTTTCGAACTTCTGGTCTCTTAATGTATCCGAAAATGCAGGCGCAGGCGCCGTAGCGGGGTCAGTAGGGGGAGGAAGCGGTACTATTCCTCCAACACTAATAGCACAGACAAGGTAGTAATTATGAATAATATAAGATATATAGTAACAATTGAACATTCGACAGGAAAAATACTTGGGGCAGTCTTTCCAAATATAAGCCCAGAGCCCGAAGGTGTGGATGAGGCTCAGAATCGTAGAATTTTGTATGTAACAGATAGTAACCTTCCCTTAGATTGCGAAGATATAGGGTACTTTGTAGAGGAACACTATTTTAATCCAACAACGTTACAGTTTGTACATATAGGAAAGCCTATTAATGACTATGCTACTTGGAATTTTTCCACCTCTTCTTGGGACTGGGATGCCTCCGGCGTACTAGATGATATACGAAAAGTTAGACAAAATATGTTATTTAGGTCCGACTGGACTCAACTTACTGATAATTCTTTAACTGCAGAACAGAGATCAGAAGCTGCAACATACAGAACGGCTTTACGGAATATAACAGATAATCTTGGTAATCCTGCAACTATTGAGGATGTAGCGTGGCCTACTCCCCCCAGCTTTTTACGATAGGACTTTAAAAATAGTTCTTGACATTCTACCCCTTAGCAACTATAATTTGAAACATGGCTAAAGAATTAACTACAATTTCCCCAGAAGGACTCGAAGTAGCCAATAGTTACCTTCAGTTCGGCAATATCAACGGGGTAGTGCAATCTCTCGGGGTTTCTGAAAACCAAGTTGTAGAGCTGCTCAACAAACGTGAAGTAAAAAAGTATATTGATACTGTTTACTTAGATATGGGGTATCGCAACAAAAATAATATTGCAAGTTTACTGGACGAGATGATTGAAAGTAAGCTTGACGAAGCAAAAGAAACAGGAGTTTACTCTAGTAAGGATTTAGCAGACTTGTTACAGATGGCACATAAGATGAGAATGGACGAGATTAAAGCTCAAGCTGATCTTGAAAAAGCTCAAGCTACAAACGTAAAGAGTCAAACAAACGTTCAAATAAATGAAGGTGTACCTTTCGGTCAGGGCAACTATGGTAAGCTCATGGAGAAGTTGTTAAAAGATGTCTAATGATACAAAGCTCGAAGGAGTTGTAGAGCAGTTTTTACGTCATGAAGTACAGTGTGAAGAGAGGTGGAAAACTACATTTAATAGACTGGATGATATTGACGAAAAGCTAGATAGAATGGAACAGCGCCAAGTACAGGTTGGCGGAGCACTAATACTATTCCTGGCAGGACTAGTAGTAACACTTGCATTCCAAGTGTAGGAGATAAAAAATGCAAATTCAACAGAAAGCAGACTATTGGCTAGTTCATGATGACTTTGGTATGCATCGTTTTGATACAGAAGATGAGGCGTTAGAATATACGGGGCAAAAGCCTGAGAAAAAAGACACTGTATCCATCGATGATAAGGACCTTTTTTCTGCGGACGCTTAAATGGCTGTTCGTAAGCGACGAAAAAAGGTCGCAAAGAAAAAGCCTGTTCCTACAAATAAAAAGCTCTATGCACGGGTCAAGGCTCAGGCTAAACGAAAGTTTGCAGTTTATCCTTCTGCTTATGCTAATGGTTGGCTTGTAAAAACTTATAAAGCCAAAGGCGGAAAATACCGCATGGGAGTAAAGTAATGCCTGGACATTACGGAAAGAAAAAGCCTATGGGCAAAAAGAAGCCTAAGAAAAATGGGAAGAAAAAGAAAGGTCTAACGGCCAAGCAGAAAAAACTTCCACCCGCTTTACAGAAAGCAATTTTAAAAAAGATGAGGCGCTAAGTGGCGTACCATACTAAAAGAAAGAAAACAACTCGTCGCAAAAAAGCACCAAAAGGCTATCACTATATGCCTAATGGTAAGCTAATGAAAGACTCTGCTCACAAAAAGAAAAAGAAGAAGGGCAAAAGAAAGGGCTGAGGGAGATAACTATGGCAAAGCCTCGTGGAGGTTTAACAAAGTGGTTTAAAGAAGATTGGGTAGATATATCCAGACCTAAAAAGAGCGGCGGCTTTGAAAAATGCGGAAGAACCAAATCAGGAAAAAAACGTTACCCAAAATGTCTTCCTGCTGCCAAAGCCGCTGGTCTTACTGAAAAGCAACGAAAGTCAGCTGTCCGTAGAAAAAGAGCGGCCGGCAATCCAGGGGGCAAACCCACCATGGTTCGTACCTTTGTAAAGAGAAAAAAACGTGGCGGTAAAAAGAAAAGGTAAGAAAAAAGATCCAAGATTAAAGAAAGCTGGAGTGTCTGGGTACAATAAGCCTAAAAGAACTCCGGGACACGCAAAAAAATCTCATATTGTTGTAGCAAAAGTAGGTACTAAAGTTAAAACTATTCGTTTTGGACAACAAGGAGCAAAGACAGCCGGTAAACCTAAGAAAGGAGAAAGCGAAGCAATGAAGCGTAAACGCGCTTCATTCAAAGCCCGCCATGCAAAGAATATTGCAAAAGGCAAGATGTCCGCAGCATATTGGGCTGATAAAGTCAAGTGGTAGAAAATGTCTACATCAAAAACTAAAAATTAGTATAAGAAGCCCTTAAAGGCTTAGAGTAACATTGATGATTATTGAATCTGTAGCGGCTGCTAGCGCTATTCTTTCGTCTATTAATGGTTTAATAAAACAAGCCAATGAAACCGGACAAGGTATGCAGCAGCTAATGGGTACTATTAGCGATTTTGGGGAAGCCATAACTAATTTTGAGTTAGAGCGTAAATCCAGCACTTTTAAGTCTCTTAGTCAAAGTGAAATATTAAAACTCACTATGATTAAAAAATCTTATGAAAGATACTGGAAGGATGTGCATGACCTATTACTGGTTGCAGATCCTCAGATGCTAGAGGCTTTTAAAGAGGCCAAGGCAGAGCAAGAGCACCAACGCCAGCAGCATTTAAAAATGCTTGCTAGAAAGAGAAAGGAGAGGGAAATACTAATGCAACAACTAGCTGTTGGATTTGGAACCCTTCTTATCGGAGGTATATTGATTGGAGCAGCGTTTGCTGTATTATTACAATGAATAAACGTTTAGAGAAAGATTCAGAGTATGCAGAGTATGATACTGACGGAGATGGTATCGTTACTGATGAAGAATTAGAAACAAGTCAACATTTACAAGAACTAAAGCTAGCTCACGATAAAGCTGATGCACAACGAGCAATGGCTTGGTTCGCTCTTTTTGGGATGTTATTGTATCCATCCTTAATTGTGATTTGTTCTTTTATTAAATTGGAGCAGGCAGCTGTTATATTGGGAGATATAGCAAGTGTCTATTTTGTAGCAATCGCGGGCTTAGTGGCCGCATTTTTTGGAGCATCAGCATGGCAATCGAAAAAATAATGGATCAGCAACGAAAAGCTAGAAAAGTTATTGAGCATTTGGAAGAATATAAAAGTTATATTAAACCACCAAAGCAAGTAGATACAGAAGAAGCACGAACGGAGATGGATTATTGTAGAAAATACAGTAAGACAAGATCCATGGGACAAGACTAGATGATTGAAATTAGCCGCAAAGATATAATCTCTGATTATATTTGTGATTACACACAGGAAGACAAGTTTTTGAAGTTGCCTATCGATCCTTATTTGGACTTGCTAGGTATTACCCCACTACCTTCCCAGACAGCGATCATTAATGCTATTAATAGCCCTAAATATCGATTTGTCTGTGCGGCTGTTTCTCGTAGACAGGGAAAGACTTACATTGCCAATATTATTGGACAGCTAGTATCTCTTATTCCTAATTCTAACATTCTAATTATGTCGCCTAACTATGCTTTGTCGCAAATATCTTTCGACTTGCAAAGAACACTGATTAAACATTTTGATCTTGAAGTAGTCAAAGATAATGCAAAAGATAAAGTTATAGAACTATCGAACGGATCTACTGTGCGTATGGGGTCAGTCAATCAAGTTGACTCCTGTGTAGGTAGATCCTACGATTTGATTATTTTTGATGAAGCAGCTCTTGCCGATGGTAGGGATGCTTTTAATGTGGCACTGAGACCCACGCTTGACAAAGACAACTCCAAAGCAATCTTTATTTCTACTCCTCGTGGAAAAAACAACTGGTTTTCAGAGTTTTTTCATAGAGGTTTCGATCCAGAGTTTCCTGAGTGGGCATCTATTCGTGCCACTTACAAATCAAACCCCCGAATGTCCGAACTAGACATAGCAGAAGCCCGTAAGAGCATGTCTGAGGCCGAATTTCGTCAAGAGTACGAGGCTGACTTTAATACTTACGAAGGTCAGGTCTGGAGCTATAACTACGAAGAATGTACGGGGTCGTTCCAAGATATGGATATAAGCAAGATGGATGTCTTTGCAGGGCTCGACGTAGGGTATAGAGATCCTACTGCTTTGTGTGTAATTGCGTATGACTGGGATGAAGAAAAATATTATTTAGTAGATGAGTACTTAGATGCGGAGCGTACCACCGAACAACACGCGGGTGAAATACAAAAACTCATAGATAGGTGGGATATTGATTACATATTCATCGATTCTGCCGCGCAACAAACTCGTTTTGATTTTGCACAGAACTATGATATTAGTACTAATAATGCTAAGAAGTCAGTGTTGGATGGAATTGCTTATGTAGAAGGAATCGTAGATAATGATAAGCTCTACGTAGATCAAGAATGCAAGGAAACTCTATCTGCTCTTGACCAGTATCAATGGGATCCTAATCCTAACCTACTTAAAGAAAAACCAAAACACAATAAAGCCTCGCACATGGCAGATGCTATCAGATATGCATTATATTCATTTGAAACATCAAACAGTGGCTTTTAACGATACCATCTTAAAAATAATATTTGACATGGTACCTCAAACTCGATATAATTCTGGTATTAGAAAATGGATTTAAAAAGAGACGTCGTAAAATACATAAGAGATAAAGCAAAAAATGCTTATGAAAAAGGTACTGAATGCGAGATCTGTAAATCGAAAGTAAAACTTGATTTTCACCATTACTATACTTTGAGCCCTTTAGTCCATACTTATATAGCAAAAAACAGACTAGATCCTCAAAATATACTTTCTTTTAGGGATGAGTTTATACAAAAGCATAGAGCAGAACTTTACGAACATACGGTTACTCTCTGCCATGAACATCACTTACAGTTGCACTCCATTTACGGAAGAAATCCAGGACTAGGCACTGCTACTAAGCAAAAGAACTGGGTAAGGATACAAAGAGAAAAACATGGCATGGTATGACAGATTTATAGGTAGATCATCTGAGGTGGAGGAAAAACTAAATCCTGCTCAACCATACTATAACCATAAAACTAATCCTTCTAGAGAGCATACAATAAGTTATGAGAAGGCTTATGAGGATTTAGAGATAGTAAATAGAGGAGTAAATCTTATTGTAGATGACGCCTCTGAAGTACCAGTTGCAGTAGGGCCTCAAGTAGTAGGACTGCAGAGTGTTACAAAAGGTATAAAAAGGTCGAGAGTCTCTCTTTTATTAAACAAAGAGCCAAACCCGTTCCAGGATATTAGCACTTTTCGGCGAAATCTTATAACAGATTTTATAATTGATGGGAATATTTTTATTTATTTTGACGGGGTCCATCTTTATCACTTACCCGCAAATAAAGTCACAATTCATGCTAGCGATAGTACCTACATCGAAAAATTTACTTTTAATGAGACCGTAACGTACAGCCCTAGCGAAATAATTCATGTAAAAGACAACTCTTTTTATTCAATATATCGAGGAGTTTCTAGACTTAAACCTGCACTACGTACTATGGTACTGATGAGCAGAATGCGAGGTTTTCAAGATAACTTTTTTAAGAACGGAGCAGTTCCGGGGCTTGTACTAAAATCTCCTAATACTTTATCCGAGAAAATAAAAGAAAGAATGATACAATCTTGGACGGCAAGATATAGCCCAGACTCCGGAGGTAAGAGACCTCTTATACTAGACGGGGGCATAGAGCTAGACAAAGTTTCTAATGTAAACTTTAAAGAGTTAGACTTTCAATCTGCCATCGCTGAAAATGAAAAAATTATTTTAAAAGCATTAGGAGTTCCCCCAATTATGTTGGACTCTGGTAATAATGCAAATATTCGTCCAAACATGAGAATGTATTATCTAGAAACTATTTTACCTATAGTTAGAAAGATAAACTTTGCGACAGAAAGATATTTTGGATATCAAATGTCAGAAGACATTACGAATATCCCAGCGTTGCAGCCTGAACTTCGTGACGCAGCTGCATACTACACTTCTTTAGTAAATGGCGGAATTATTGCCCCTAATGAAGCGCGGGTACGGCTCGGAATGGAGCCTTTAGAGGGGCATGATCAAATAAGAGTACCTGCTAATATAGCAGGAAGTGCTACAAATCCTGAAGAGGGTGGTAGACCTATAGAAGAAGGAGAAGGTTAGGTGGCAGTTCGTCAAAAACAAAAAATACTGGATACAGCTTATAAGCATTTTAAGGAGTTCCAGCTTCCTTTGGACATAGACTATAAAAGTTATGTGGGTATCTTAGGGCCAAAAGAAGCAATTCATGCTATTTCTGTAAAGAGAAGCTTTAAAGCATGGAAATATTTGCTGCATGCGTTACGTATTAAGCACTCAGACCTTATTGAGCAACCCGTACCAAAATCCGCTCCGGAGCCTGTTGTTGAAGATGCTCCGAAGCCAAAAAGCGCTCCAAAAGTAACGAGCAAAGACGAGAAATAATATGGAAAAAATATTTAATTTAACGTCTACGTTTAAATCATTGCCTTCCGAAGATGGAAGCGTGATGATCCGTGGGATGGCAAGTACTTGCGATTTTGACCGTGCAGGAGATACTATCTCTGCAGAAGCATGGGCAAAAGGTGGGTTAAAAAACTTTGAAAAGAATCCTATTATTCTTTTCAATCATGATTATGATAGACCTATTGGTCGAGCTACAGGCCTAAAAGTAACAGAAGCAGGTCTAGAGTTAGAAGCAAAAATTAGCAAATCTGCACCTGCTAATGTTTGCGAATTAGTTAAAGAAGGTATCCTTGGAGCATTTTCTGTTGGTTTCCGAGTCAAGGATGCTGATTATCTATCGGAAACTGACGGACTAAAGATAAAGGACGCTGAGTTGTTTGAAGTATCGGTTGTATCCGTTCCTTGCAATCAAGAGGCTACTTTCTCACTAGCGAAATCTTTTGACTCTATGGATGAGTATGAAGAATTCAAGAAAACTTTCACAAATCGTGTAGATCTAGCCGGTCAGACTCTGGCTAAAGACGAAGTTAATACTTCTAGCGTAGCTAGTGATACACCGGACGGAACCGAAGAGGTTCAAAAGGAGATCCAAATGTCTGAAGTTAATACTCCAGAAATCGACTTGGAAGCATTTGCTAAGAAAGTAGCAGAAGAAACTGCTGCAAAGATTGCAATGAAGCAAGCCGAACAAAAAGCCGCGGATGAAACCGCAGCACAAGAAGCTATTGAACAAGCTAAAGCAGAAGCTGAAACGAAAGCTCAACAAGAAGAGCAAGTTAAAAGCGCAGTAGTAACTGCGGTTGAGACGGGCGCAGAAAAGTTGTTGGCTGATGTTGAAGCCAAAATTTCTCAAAAAGACGCTGATATTGGTGAGATCGTAGCCAAGCATCAGAAAGAGCTTGAAGAGAAGAACGAAGAAATCACAAAAATGCGTGAATCTAAGCGCGTTTTCTCAGATCGTTCTGAGGGCGTAGATACTATCTCTAAGTGGGGCCAGCAGTTTATGCACGCACACCTTCTTGGTGTAATGACCGGCAAGGGTCTAGAGAACACTGCTTATGGTCGTGATGTAATTGAGAAAGCTGGCGTAACGTATGCCTCTGCTCAACCTAACATCGCTACGGAAGTATCGGGTCAGATTGAGAAGGAAATTATGCGAGAGCTTCGCCTTGCACGCGCCTTCCGTGAAATTCAAATCAATTCACAAGCACAAGTACTGCCAATTCAGCAAGATACTGGTTTGGCTACCTTTGGTACCGGAGCATCAAATTCTCAACAAAATGGTAACTTGACGACTCGTGGCGGTGCAACTCCTCAGCCTGCGCAGGTAGTGCTTAAAGCTTACCGTTTGATCTCAACCACGTTGATGGATAACCATGTTGATGAGGAAATTCTTATTAACTTGATGCCTATGCTTGTTGAGTCTGTTGCTCGCTCTCATGCTCGTGCAGTAGACGACGCTCTTCTAAATCATATTGCCACCGGCGGCTCTGATGATTTTGATGGCTTGATCAAGATTGCTGGAACCAACACCTTCGATACTTCAGTATCAGCAGCTAACTTGGGCGGAACCGCAGTAGATGCAGCAGACTTCCTATCCGCTCGTAAGCAGATGGGCAAGTACGGCATGATGCCTGATGAGTTGGTATATGTAGTTTCTCAGAATCGTTACTATGACCTGATTGCTGATGCTGGTTTTGCGGACATCACAGATGTAGGTTCAGACGTTGCTACCAAGCTTACTGGTCAAGTAGGTGCGATCTTTGGTACTCCTGTGATCGTGTCTGATAACTTCCCAGCAGAAGCTGATGATGCTGCTGTAGGCCTTGCAGTCAACGTTCGTAACTTTGCTATTCCACGTCTTCGCGGCGTGAATGTAGAGCAAGACTACGAAGTAATGAATCAGCGTAACGTTATTGTTGCTACTCAGTCTCTTGGCTTTAATCAGCTAGTGCCCGACACTGCAACTGATAAGTCAGTTATCGCTCTTCTTGCAGTAGCTTAAGCTTACTTAAGCTCTATAACCTGGGGCGGTTCGCCGCCCCAAGTTTTTACTAATATACTTATGGCAAATTTAATCACATTAGCGCAGTATAAAGAGGCGGAGGGCATGTCTAATCCTAAGGATGATTTGCGTATTCAAACTCTTATTCCTTCTATAAGTGAATTAGTAAAAACTTATTGTGGTAACTCTTTTATTGATTTCTTTTCTACCAATAAGGTAGAAGAATTCTCTATTAACTGGGGTACTCATGTTGTTCAGCTTACAGAGAGTCCTGTAAATTCAATTGTATCCGTAGAGACAAGAGATTCTGTGACAGAAAGTTACACTACTCTTGCAAGTACGGATTATTATTTAGACTCAGATACAGATAGTGTTTTCTATGTTTTAGGTAGTGGTTACAGAAATTGGCCTAAAGGAGCTGGCTCTGTAAAAGTAACTTATACTGCAGGCTATGCTACTTTGCCTACAGATCTTAAACTTGCAGTAATTGATTTGATTACATATTATTTCAAGAGAGAACACAGAGAAAGAAAAACTCTAGGGGGAGCCTCAATACAAAATTCTCCTACTACTAGCGTGGCAGGCAATATAGGATTTCCGGACCATATAAAAAGAGTTTTGGACTTATACAAGAATTTCTAATGGCAAAAAGAGATCTATATAACTTACTCGTATCTTTAGAAAAAGATTTAAAAAAAGATTCAGCTGAGTATAGACGGTTAGTATCTGATACAAAAGTACATGCTCTAACTGTAGAAAAGAATGACTTAAAAAAACAAATTAAAACACAAATGCTACGCAGAGGAGGTTTTAAAAGCCTCCCAGATAGTATAGAAAAAATTATTGATACTGAAGTCGACGTTATGTTTGACTACTTTAAAAAGGCTCTTCACCCCTCAAACTTTGAGGGTAATAGAAAAACCTACTATACCTCCGACTTTAAGGCTACAAATAGTAAACTTACTGTTATGATAGGTGTAAAAGAGGGGAAGGGCACTAGAAATGTATTTGCATATTTTAGGAGAATTAAACAAAGAGCTCAGAAGTCTCTTGTAAAAAACTTAAACCAGCAAATAAGAAGATTGAATAACAGTAGAACAAATAAGCTAGAAGAAGTAGATCCTAGAGACTTTATAGATATTGGGCACTCAGAAGGCTCAGCTATTTCTAATCAAAGAAAAGCTGCGGTTAAAGATGCTCTGTTTACTTTTTCTTCTAAGAATGACCCGACAGTTAAAAAATACATAAAAGAACTCTCTACTGATATAGAGTTGTCTGCTACTAAAAGATTCGGTAAGGGAAAAGATTATATTGAGATCTCTCTAGAAAGCACTTTTGAGAATAAAAAACATGGTGCTTCTATCTCTAAAGAGGCAGGCGCTATAAATAAAAAACTTTTAGCCCTTACCAATAAGTTAGAATTGACAGAGCTAAAAGGTTCCATGAGTAGTAGAGAGATAAGAGAAGCGGAAATTTTAAATGGTTTTGCTGAAGTATCTAAGTCAAAAAAGGGCAAAGTCAAATCAAATATTAAAAAGAAAAAAGTAGTAAAAAAAGGCTCTAAAGCGAGCACATCTTCTAAAACAAAAGCAACTAAAGGTGCAGCGTTTAAAGATAATGTAAAAGCAGGAGCTATAAAGTTTGGAGGGGATGAAAGTAGAAAGCAATCTAATATAACCTTGTTTGCTTTGCTAAACTCCAAGCTACCAGAAACAGTAGTAAAAAATATGAAGCCCCCGAGACTCGAAAATAGAACGGGGAGATTCGCAAGTAGCGTAAGAGTTACTGATATCTCTAAAACTCGACAAGGTTATATGAGCGTGGGATATACCTACGAGAAGAGCCCTTATCAAGTTTATGAGAGTACCAGCGGCTCCAGATTTAGTGATGTCGAAAGAGATCCTAGAACTTTAATAGATGCGTCTATACGACAGATAGCAGCACAGTTAGTAACTACACGATTGTATACTAGGAGAAATTAATGGCTACGGAACGCGTATACACTTCTAGGCGATCTAATATTGTAGAAGCTTTGACGGCAAAACTAAAAGACATCAATGGCGCAGGTCAATACTTGGTTGATTTAAATAACCAAGTTTTTCCTTTTTTAAAGTTTTGGGACGAGGTAGACGAGTTTCCTGCAGTACATTTAAACGCAGGAAGTGAGACAAGAACTTATCAGGGCGGCGGCTTTAAAGATAGATTTTTAGTAATAACTATTCGTTGTTATGTCAATGAAGAAGGCGCTCAAGAAGCCCTAAATAAATTAATGGAAGATATTGAAACTGTAGTAGAAGAAAACTCTAGGTTAGAGTACTTTGACTCTTTAAATAACATCTTTCAAACTCAACAAATCACAGTAGTTAGTATAGATACTGACGAAGGTGTTTTGGAACCTTTAGGAGTAGGAGAAATACTCATTGAGGTTCAATATTAGAAAATACTGGCACGAACAAATGTTCACGTCCAAGTCTTTTCAAGATGCATAGGAGATTACTATGGCTGACGTATTGTATTTTAGTAGAGATACTAAACTTTATGTTGAAATTGGATCCGACGTATGGGAACTTCCTGTACTTGATGGATTTAGCTTTTCTCAAGATTCTAACTCAACTGAAGTTACTTTGGCTGAAATGGAAAGTAGTGCGGGAGTATCCCGTCGTGGTCGAGCATTTTTTAATGACTCATTAGCCCCAGCTGAATGGTCGTTTTCTACATATGTTCGTCCTTTTAAATCTGCAGGCGCTGGTACAGGAGCAGTAAATACTGTTGCTAATAGTCACCATGCTGTAGAGGAAGTTTTGTGGGCATTGATGGCGGGAGATGCGGCGTATAGCAGCAGTAGTTTTACCGGCTTTACAAGAGATACAACCGATCTTGAT